GTAGCCTTTAAGGTGTAGCCATTGTAAGCTAATTCAGGTTTTTCACCAGCCTTGAAATAAGGAATAGTTAAAGCACCAATCGCTTGACGGAATACGAACTCGATTTCACGTGAAACGTAAATTACGAAGTCTGCTTTTTCTCTAACTGCTGCTGGAGTAGCTGCTAATACTGCTTGAATTTCTCCAAGTACGTTAGCTACAGTGATTGAAGCTGTTGCTGATACATCTATTACTGTTGCATCAAGTAATGCTTGACCTACGATACCACCTGCACATGAAGCAGTAGAACCATTCCATGTTTGTGTTTCGATGTCTACTAAAACTTGTTCCTTAACATAGTTGATAAGGAAATCAGTCATCTCTGAAGGGGCCCACTCACCATTTAACTGACCAGCATTCATTCTTTCTGATAAGAAAGTTGGCTCGATGTCTTTTTTGCATATTTCAAGATTAACGTAAGTAGGACAAACCTCTACATTTTTTCTTGAAAGTGTTACAGAACCAGTAGCTGAGAAATCACAGTACTCTCCTGTTTTTGTAATTCCAGCCAAAGAAATTTGTGGTACATTAACACTGTTTTTAACAGAGCTAAGGTTCTTCCATTCACTTCTTGAGCTAAATTCGCTGTCTAATAAAGCAGCGTAAAAATCGAATGCACTCTTGCCTTCGAAAGTTGTGTTGTTTACAAATGAACTCATTGTTGTTTATTTATTTTTATTTTTATTGATCGCTTAAAGTGAATCAGAACTTTTTGTTTAACTTTGTAATCAAGTCATAATCTAATCTAGATTTATGAGCTAGTTTTACATTTTTCTTAGTGTCTATAACTTCGATTGTTTCCATTTCTTTTTCTAAGGTGATTTTTTCCAACTTAGTTTCTAAAACGTCAACTTTCTCTTGTTGTACACTATTCCCTGCCTTTAACTCTTCTAGCATTGCTACTATATTAGCTAAAATTGGTTCGAAATAACTTGCGATAGCTTCAATTGTTACTGCTGCTACTTCGTCTACTGGAGCGTCTGCTGGCATTTCTGCTGGAGCATCTTCTTCTTGAGCTTCTGGAGCTGGAGCATCTTCTGGAGCATCTTCTGGAGCTGCTTCAACTACTTTGATTTCTGATACCATAGAGTTGTCATCAACAACTAATATATTACCATCTTCCATTTCATATTCACCAGCATCTACCTTAGTTTTTTCTTCACCGTTCATGAAATAAACCTCAACACCAACGTCAAACGTTTCAGCATCTGTGTTTATAGTCATGCCGTCTTTAAGAATTGCACTTACCATACTAATTTTATTTATTTTTGGTGTTACTTCTAATGTAACTATATCAACATCTTCAATTGATGTTTCTTGTTTAGAGATTTCAATCTCTGTGTCTTGTTTAATATAACTAACATTTTTATCAATTAAAACGTCCCAAACTGCTGCACCGATACTAGGGTTTTTTCCTAGTTCCCATGAACCATATTGATTAGAACCACTGGTTCTGCATGTACCACCGAGTCCTGTTACTACGCTTTGAAAAGAATCGAAGTCTATATTAAAATATTTATATTTAGCACCATCTTGGAACAAAATGTCCATCTCAAGTGTGTCGTCCCAATAGTCTATGTTCTTAACATTAGATGAATTGAGATTTCTTTTGAAATATCTCTTTTGTTTAACCATTTTAGATGATCTTTTGAACTTGAAAAGTCCCTCAATACTAAAACCTTTATATTTTCCTGATTTAATGCCATTCCATATCTCACTATCTTCAACTTTCATTGATACCATCCACGTTCCTACGGGTAAATCGAAGCCAAGAGATACAGCTTTATCATTTTCACCAACAATCCAAGATTCATAAATGTAGATATTTGATACATCTGATTTATGGTCTTTGTTAATAGAGAATTGGTCACGAACTTTAAAGAATTTTTGTACTATTTGTTCTATCTGATCTGCTGAATACTTAATATAATATGGTTCACCATCTTCATCTTTTCTGATAATTTCCAGATTAGGTATTAAAGCAGGACCAGAGATGATCATTTTATCATCAGATAACTTAATATTCTGATACATCTCCTGTACTTCGTCATTCATATAGATAAAATCTTGCATAATAGCTGGTTTTTTAACCAAACTGACTTTATCAACGCCAATTGCATCATCAGCGAAGTCTATATAAACATCATATGTTAC